TTTCTTTATAAGCCGATTCACATAGGACGGAGTGGTGCCCACGTCTTCCGCCAGCTTCGCCTGCGTGGTTCCTGCTTCTATACATTTTACCTTTACATCGACTTCAATATTGTTCTTCAGCATTAACTTCACCTCGTCTAACTATAGTGAAATAAATTATACTAATTGTGCAATTTATTGTAACACGAATTTTACAATAATTCAATCACATAATAAAAAAGGCACTCCACCGTAGTCGAGTGCCATTCATGTATGTGTATCTGTTATGCCTGTATCTCCGTTCCGTCCCGGAAGGTGACCGTTATTTCCTTGTCCCTGCCGACCGTAAGGAACTCAACCATGCCTCCCCAAAGGCTGCAGTCAAATTCTCGGATGGTGCCGTCTTGTGCTTTCAGTGCCTTGATGAAGTTTTCCAACCGTTTGCTCTGTGCTTCCTTGGCGGAGATGGTGGCCACCACATCATCGTACCGTGCTTTCACCGCATCATACCGCTGAACAAGCCCATTATATCGTTTCTGGTATTCGTCCTGATCCTGCGCAATACGAGCGTTCTCTGCCACGATGTTCTGTGTCATTTCTACAAGCACAGACATCTCGTCCTCCAACCTGCTTTTTTCTTCTCGTAGGGTATCGGTTCCACAAAGCGTCCTACGAATGATTTCCGCGTTGGCGATGATTTCCTTCTTCTCCGTCACAAGTTTATTGTATGCTGAAACGAATGCAGTTTTAACCTCATCCTCAGTGACATGAAGAGTCTGACACTTCTCACCATTGTATTTGCGGTTGCAGCGGTAGATGACTTTGCGGTAGCGGTCTGTGGAATGCCAGGTTTTCGCTCCGTACCAGCCGCCGCAGTCGGCACATCTAATTTTGTTGGAGAAGATACTCACTCCACTGTACCGAGTGCCGCCCTTGGTGCGTTTTGCAATCTCTGCCTGCACCATGTCGAACACCGCAGGACTGATGATTGCCTCGTGGTTTCCCTCCACATAGTACTGAGGAACTTCTCCTTCATTCTTTTTCATCTTTTTCTCAAGAAAATCTACCGTGAACTCCTTCTGCAAAAGTGCATCTCCTTTATACTTCTCATTTGAGAGCATCCGGCGCACCGTCTGTTGATTCCACACATCCTTGCCTGTAGGAGTCTTTATACCACGGCGCGTCAGTTCGGCGGCTATGGAGTGTGGCGTCATACCCTCAAGGAACAGGCGGAAAATCAGACGCACGATTTCTGCTTGTTCGGGATTAACTACAATTTTGCCTGTCTCATTATCCTTATCCAGACCAAGGAAGCGACTGTAAGCAAAGCTGACCTTGCCGTCCGCCATGCGCTTGCGCTGTCCCCAGGTAACATTCTCAGAAATGGAACGGCTCTCTTCCTGGGCAAGACTCGACATGATAGTGATGAGCAACTCGCCCTTGGAATCCAGCGTCCATATGTTTTCCTTTTCAAAATATATCTCAATGCCCTCATCCTTCAGTTTTCGCACCGTGGTAAGGCTGTCAACCGTATTTCGAGCAAATCTACTCACGCTCTTTGTCACTATGAGATCAATTTTTCCGGCAAGAGCATCGGCAATCATCGTCTTAAAGCCTTCGCGCTTTTTTGTATTTGTTGCCGAGATGCCCTCATCCGTGTATATGGCAACGAACTCCCAGTCATCACGGCTTTTGATGTAATTTGTGTAGTAATCAACCTGTGCTTCATAGCTTGTGGTCTGGTCTTCGTTGTCGGTCGAAACGCGGGCATATCCTGCAACACGGCGCTTCTTTGTGCTATTGATTGGTGCAGCTGTGTACCGGTTGATGATAGCCGGAATAGCCGTTACTTTTCTTTGCGCCATGCTTTACCACGCTCCTTTCGTAATTGTTTCATGTGTTCGCTCATTTGCTGCCGTACTTCCGGTGTGTATCTGCCCTTCATGGATTCTTTGAACTTCGCTCTCTGCTCATCCGTCCACGGTCTTCCAATTCGTTTGGGTTGTTCCCATGTGCGTTTAACCGTCCTTCCGTCCTTGTAATAGAAAACCATCTCCGATGTGGAAAGCACATCAATGTGGTCTATCTGCCTATCGAATTCGCTATCGCTAAATTCTGTAGTCCCAATTGTTTCTGATATGAATGGCTTAAGCAAATCCTCCCGGAAGCCAATTGTACCGCAGCCGTTATGCTCGGCGCATCGCCAGTAATAAGCCTTTCCGCTCTCCGAGGTAGCTGACTGTTGTGACGCCTTGCGGAAATTGCATCCGCATTGCGCACACTTGATTCTGCCAGTCATGACAGAAGAGCCTTTACAATTCGGTTTTTTCCTGCGCTTTTCAGAAGTCTTGGCTCTATACTCAGCCGTCCAGCAATCCTGGTGTCCTGTGTTCGGACAGTCCTTCGTAATGACCTCGCCATTTTTCAAATGGAATTCAAGCACATACCGCTTCGGCACATTGATGTAGTCCACCTTGTCGAGAAAAGCGTCCTCATCGAACTGATCCAGTCCGAGAACCTCGGAACACGCTTTTTTCAGATTCTCATGATTGATACTACCGCCGACAGTACATCTGCCACCTTTTTTCTTTCTTGATCCGCAAGACCAATATTCCATAATGCCTCTGTCCGTGCGCTTGTTATGGGCGTAACTTATACCGCAATCCGGACATTTCAGCATTCCGGAAAAGCAGGTGAGGTTCAGGCTTTTATTCGCCCTCGGTCCCAGTTCTTTACGTCTTGCAATCTCTGCCTGCACATAATCAAAAGTAGCTTTGTCAATGATGGCAGGATGTGTATCCTCAACATAATACTGTGAAAGTTGTCCTTTGTTCTTTATCCGCTTTTTTGAAATAGGATCGGATACGAACTCCTTTTGCAGGAGGAGGTTGCCCGTATAAGTTATGTTCGTGAGAACTACCTTGATGTTGGAATCCACCCAACGAAAGCCCTCTCTCGTGGTAATGCCCTCTGCGGCAAACTCCCGTTCCGTTTCCAATCTTGACTTGCCGTCAAGGAAGTTCTGGAAAATGCGCCGCACAATTTCCGCTTCCTCCGGCACGATAACCAATTCATCGCCCTCCCAGCGATAGCCGTACACCCGGAAGTGTCCGTTTGGTATGCCTTTCTCAAACCGCTTTCTGATACCCCATTTACAGTTATCCGAAAGACTACGGCTTTCTTCTTGTGCGAAGGACGCGAGGATGGTTAGCATCAACTCACCGTCACCGCTCATGGAATTTATGTGTTCCTTCTCGAACCGCACCTCCACGCCGATACCCTTCAAGTGCCGTACCGTTTCCAGCAAATCCACCGTGTTCCTGGCGAACCGCTGAATCGATTTCGTGAGGATGATGTCGATTTCGCCGTTTTCAGCAGCTTCGATCATGCGCCTAAACTCATCACGCTTAGCTATCCCCGTACCGCTTATTCCATCGTCCGCGAACACGCCTGCGTACTGCCAGTCAGGATTCTTCTGTATCAGGGAACTGTAGTAGCTGATCTGTGCGGAGAGGGAATGGTTCATGCGTTCCGATTCCATTGAAATGCGGGCATAGGCAGCGACCTTCTTCTTCGTTTTTATGGTCGGCACTGTCTGATCGACCCTTGTAATTTTTGCCATGAAATCACTCCTTTCCGACACTATACATCACTCTTTACGCCTCAGAAGTCAACGATATATCAGAAAATAATGTGCCGAAAACAGGCTTGTATTTCTCAAGAAAGATTGTATCAATCTGACGATACTCTACCTCCGAAATAATACCCTCAATGAGCATCTTCCTGGCAAGGTGCATGGTGGTCTGATAGAGCTTTTCGTTTCTTAATTCCTCCTTACTCATTGCAGTCACCGCCCTTGAACCTGTCGGCAATGTAGCATTCATGACTGCAATACTTCCTGCGCTTATCGCCGTAGATGTAGAACTCCTTACCGCAGTGCGGACATCTGAAATCATAGAACGCCTTGCGCTTTACTCGTTCAAGATGGCTGTTCCACCATGCGTTGCGGCACTTATCACAGCAAAAACGTTTTTTCTTTCGCTTTGCAATCTGCTGAATCTCGCGACCGCAGTTCTCGCAGCAGGTTGATTCTCCTGTGAGCTGCACGGAAGGCTCAACAGCGGAAGTCCCGTTGATGTCATTCCTTCGGCAGAAAGATTTCACTGTGTTCAGCGATATACCAAGTGCCTGTGCAATTTTGCCGTAGCCGTTCCCGGCGGCGCGCAGTTTTATTATTTGTGATTTCTGATTATCGGTCATAACCCTTCGGCTCCTTCCGAGGGATAGGTTTTTTATTATCTCCCTCACTCACTACCGAAGAATTCAACCCCCATCGTTATGGCTCACAAAAAAACGGTCTGCAGGCT